GGTACTACAACCATTGGACAGTTCGTATCAGAAATTACGCTAAATTAACTATGACCCATGAACATGAAACAGAAACTTGCGACGGTTGTGGTTGCGAGTGCCCTTGCGAATGTTTCGACTGCGATGTCTGTTCCTGTGGTGCCTAATTTCACACAGGGCTCAATGACGAGCTCGACTACTACGACTAGCACCGTGACGGAGACCATAAATTCGATGGACTACGACACGGGCTGGCAATATGTGGTAACAGGCACAGGGGTAAAATCAGACTCTAATAACCTCACAGCAGGTGGTACCACACAATCAAATGTTACATTAGATGGAGTGACTTCAACATGGAATGGATTGGATCTAAATCAAAGACCACAGTTTCAACAAGTAAATCCAGGAAACAGTTTTCAATTCACGGAAAGTTACCGTGGGCCAGGCCTTACAAATCACACAATAATACAGAGAGTAACAACTATAAATTCAGTCACAGATACGGTCTCAACGTTTACACAGTAAGTACATTAGTACTATCACTTGTATCACCGACGGCCGCAATGGCATCAGATGTTGGAGGCGTGTCGGCCACTGCGAATCCAATAGCAAATTCCAGTGGCTCGGTGACGAATCAAGCTATACAAGTGATGCAGGGACCATACATAACTAATACTTATGGTGGACAGATTCAATGTCAAGGTCCTACTATGAACGTCACTCCATATATCACAGGAACAGGAAATTTTAAGCGTCCATTTGAACATACATATCAAGATCCAGTGTATGATGTTTCAGATTTAGATGATGATGGGCAGATCGACAATCCAGGAAATATACTCTACTACGTTCCAACAAGGACAGGACAACAAGAAATATACAATTTATCTGCTGGTTTCTCAGCAACATGGTCTAAACCATTAGACAAAGAATTACAAGAACTCTGCAAGACTGCAGCAACTACACAAATAAATTTACAGAATCAGATATATGCGAACAAACGATTAGATTTTGAATTGGCCCGTCTCAAAAATTGTGGTGAATTGATGAAAGCGGGAATAATTTTTCGCCCAAATACAGAGTATGCCAGGGTTTGTCAAGATGTAATGCTAATCAATCCACCAGGGGTTGTTGCAAATCATACACATGATCTTACACCAAACAAAATTATTAATGTAAATGGAAGTGCAAGTGATTTAAAAACACTTTCTATCGGAACTTCCGAACCTTAAATGGTGGTAAACCTTTCTTTGCTCTATAATTATTTGCCATCACATCGTTACGACTTAATCTAGAAGGTGTCTTTCCTAATTTTTTCTGTATTGTAGTCCATAATTTTTTAATTGCAGGTTTGACTATCCTTATTAATAATGGAGTAGCAGCAGCACCTGCTGTAGCGACAACTGCTAATGAGGTCACAGTCGATACTTGATTTAGAGGTGGTATATATTTTTCAAGAGTTGATGTGGGTTCATATAATGTCTCACAGATTTTTTTTGCAGGATTTACAGGGTCTTGTACTAGTTGATGTCCGATTACTTTTTCTTTACCAGACTGAGTTGTATCACCAACTCGAAGTTGTCCAGGCCCTGGGCATTTAGGATCTGTAATAATGTCAGTATCAGGAATAGTGGGTGGTTCAATATCAGGCGGTGGTGAAACAGGAGGTGGTGGTGTTTCTCTTATGAGTATCAGTTGTTCTGGTTCATAATTCATTGCATCATACGTGGGATACCCTGCATCACAGACAGTCATTATACCATCAGGATCATCCTCTACCAAGTCCTTATCAATTGGTACGCCATTCTTATGTTTCTGATTATCCTTGTGCATCAAAGCACAACCTGGCAAATCAATAATAGGCACACCAATATTGAACA